CCCCCAGCTACTAAGTAGGCCATACAGGGGAAATTTGTGGAATTCGGGCTTATTCCGTGGTAAAACGTTGGTTTTATTCTGAAAACAATTCAAAAGGTTTTGATTTGGTTTAATTGGTGTGTTGATGCGTGGGATAATGGTTGTATAGGTGCTTTATTAGGAGGTTTTACGTATGGAGAATGATAAATCGCTTGAGGAGCAGGCGGCTGAGATCATTGCGATGGCTGAGGATGCGGGGGTTCAGGAGAATTACTTTTTCGTCACGACTTTTAAGCGGTATCAGGTGCAGATTGGTATTCTCCGGCAGTTGGAGGAGTCGTTGGATGCGGATGGGTTGCTGGTGACGAAGGAGTATGTCAAGGGTAGGAAGAATCTTTACAGTAATCCGGCTGTGAATGCGTATAATCGCACGACTGATAGTGCTAATAAGACGGTGCAGACGCTGATGAAGATCGTGAAGGAATTCAGTGGTGGCAAGGGTAAGGAGAAGCCGAAAGACCCGCTGCTTGAACTGATTAATGGTGAGACGGAGGAAGACGAAGATGAAGAATAAGGCTTACGAGTATTGCGTGCAGTGCATCGATAAGCCGACCACTCCGAAATACGTGCGTAAACAGATGGAGCAGTGGATGGCTATTTGCGACGGCAAGGACAAGACATATAAGGTCAGCACTCGCAAGGTCAAGCAGCTGTACGCTATCTTGAAGCTGCTGCGGATGCCGAAGGGCTTGAGGGCAGGACAACCGCTTTACGACTGCACGACCGGATATCAATGGCTTTTCTACATTGCGACGCTTTGCACTGTGCGTCGTGATAATCCGCAGAAGCGCAAGTATGAGACTTGTCTCTTGGAGATTGCGCGAAAGAATTTCAAGACGTATACCATCGCCACGATTTTTATCTTGCTGTTTTTGACTGAGCCGCGTTTTAGTAAATTTTACTCCGTGGCTCCAGACGGCACTCTGTCGCGTGAGGTGCGGGAAGCAATTAGCGAGACGCTGAAAAGCTCACCAGACGTGTACGCTTATGGGGATTCGCTACGCTGGAAGATTCTTCGTGATTCGATTACCTTCAAGCCTTTCAGCACGACGTATATCCCATTGAGCTACAGCACTAGCCGTATGGATGGGCGCTTGCCTAATGCCTTTTGCGCTGACGAAGTGGGCGCACTCCCAACAAGCTATGCCATCGAGGCCATGCGCTCCGGGCAGCTCAATATCCTCAACAAGCTCGGATTTATTATCTCGACCAAGTACCCGACGATTGACAATCCTTTTGAAGATGAGATTGGCTATTGCAAGAAGGTGCTTGACGGGCTTATCGAGGACGAGACGCGATTTAGTCTGCTTTATGAGCCGGACGAGACGAAGAACTGGACGGACGATGACCTTATCATGCGTCAAGCCAACCCGGTGTCCTTGGAAATACCGGAAATCTGGGAGGACTTGAAGAAAAAACGCGCCTACGCTATCGCGGTGGAATCGGCGCGAGAAAACTTCCTGACGAAGCACTGCAATATCATCTATCAGGGGCAGGGTACGGAGACGTATGTCGATGTTGCTGATGTTCAGGCGTGCAAGGTCAGCCATATCGATTGGCAGGGGCGCACGGTGTATTTGGGGCTTGACTTGTCGATGACCAACGATAATACTTCGGTGTCGATGGTGAGCGTGGACGATGACGGGACTGTGCTTGCGGATTCCGTGGCATTTATCCCGGCTGATCGTATCGATGAAAAGAACGCTTATGAGAAAATCGATTACCGCGAGTATATCCGCTCCGGGAAGTGCATTGCTTGTGGCGACAAGATCATTGACTATAAGGCAGTCGAGGACTTTATCATGAGTATCGAGGACAAGTATGGCGTGACGATTCAAGCCATCGGCTATGACCGCTGGAATGCCATGAGCACCGCGCAAAAATTGGAGGAAGCGGGATACAACACGGTTGAGATTCGTCAGCATTCGAGTGTCTTGCACCCGCCGACGAAGTGGCTGAAAGAAAAGATACTCAAGAAGGAATTCGCTTATGAGCCGAACCGTCTACTTGAGATCAACTTCCAGAACGCCCGATGCACTTACGATAGCAACATGAACCTCTACGTGCATAAAAAGAAATCGAAGGGCAAAGTGGATATGGTTGTGTCGATGATTAACGCCATGTACCTCTTGCAGCAGGATTATGTGCTGGGTGATGGCGGTGTTGTTGTTCAAGTAATCTAAGGTAAAATCTAGAGTATAAGGCAGGTGTTATGATGGGCTTTTTTAATCGACATAAAAGAGATGTTGAACCGGTGGCTGAACCGCAGGTGAATGATGTGCTCTTGCGTGCATTGTTGACTGGTGAACCGATTGATCGGCAGAAGGCGATGACGCTCCCCGCAGTGAGTGGTGCTGTGGACTTTATCAGTGGTGCTATTGCGTCCATGCCGGTATACCTCTATCGGATTAAGAAGGGGAATGTTGAGCGTGTGGACGATGTGCGCTCCACCATGCTCAACGGGGATACTGGCGACACTTTGGACGGCTTCCAGCTCAAGAAAGCGATGGTCGAGGATTATCTGCTCGATAAGGGTGGGTACTGCTATATCGAGCGTAGCCGCAATGACGTGACTGGGCTTTACTACGTGGCGACACAGAATGTGTCGATCAACATTAACGCTGACCCTATCCACAAGGATTATGACATTCTTGTCGGCTCGGATATTTACAAGCCGTTTGAATTCGTGAAATTGCTCAGGAATACGAAGGATGGTGCTAGTGGTGTCGGGCTTACCGCCGAAGTATCCAAGGCACTCGAAACCGCTTATCAGACGTTGCTTTATCAGCTTTGCCTTGTCAAGAGCGGCGGGAACAAGAAAGGTTTTCTCAAGGCTACCCGCAAGCTGGGGCAGGAGGAAATCGACATACTGAAGAATGCATGGCGCAACCTCTACGCGAACAATTCCGAGAATGTCGTAGTGCTTAACAACGGGCTGGAATTCCAAGAAGCATCAAATTCAAGCGTTGAGATGCAGTTGAATGAGAGCAAGAAAACACTGGAAGATGAAATAAATAACATCTTCCATATCAAGGATAATTTTGAGGAGACTTTTAAGTTTGCTATTTATCCGATTATCCGAGCTTTCGAGACGGCTCTTAACCGTGATTTGCTCTTGGAATCAGAGAAGAAGAAATATTATTTTGCGTTTGATACCAAGGAGATTATCAAGGCATCGCTGAAAGAGCGTTATGAGACGTATCAATTGGCTAAGCAGTGCGGTATCATGACGATCAATGAAATGCGTCAGGCCGAGAATATGAACGTGATTGATGGCATGGATATTCTCAACCTTGGACTTGATAGCGTACTGTACAATACGCAGACTGGCGATATCTACACGCCGAACACCGACAGCACGAAGACAGCACAACCGGATAATCAGCTTGAATTCCCTGATACCGGTATCGGACAGAACAGGGCGGAGCCTAGGACAATTGCCGTGGACTATGACGAAACAATCGCGCACAACGGCTATCCGAAGCCTGAAATCGTAGACAAGCTCAAAGCACTGCAAGCGCAAGGCGATAGGCTCATGCTATGGACTGCCCGAACCGGCAAAGACAGGCAGGACGCAATCGACCGGTGCAAACAGGCTGGCTTGACATTCGACGGCGTGCTGGGCAATAAGCCTGATGCTGACCTTTTCGTAGATGATAAAGCTACTACTGCCGATATTCTTGATACTGAAAAGGGAATGTAAACGCAGTGGACAATGATATGTAAACGCTGTAGGCTTTACATTGAGGTGATAAAAATGAAAGATAAAGTCTACAGCGTATACGTACATACTACCCCATGCGGTAAACGATACGTGGGCATGACACGACAAAAGCCTGAGCACAGATGGCTTAATGGCAAAGGCTACCAGAAGCAACCACTCTTTTATGATGCCATACTTAAATATGGTTGGGACAATATCAAACATGAAGTGGTCAGCAGTGGGCTTACATCTGATGAAGCTAGTAGGCTTGAATCGTCATTGATAGCAAAATATCATGCCGACAATCCTGAGTACGGCTACAACGTCGAACAAGGTGGGTTAAAACCGGGCACAAGGGCAAAGACAACAATAGACAAAGTGCGCAAGGCGAACACTGGGAAACACCATAGTCTGGAAACCAGACGTATTCTAAGCGAGCTGGAAAAGAAAAGATGGCTTGATCCTGAATATCGAGCCAACCAGATCGAGAAAAGGCTTGGACATGAGGCGTGGAACAAAGGCAAGACCACGCCGGTTGAAACGCGAGAGAAGCAACGGAAAGCAAAGCTCGGCAAATATGTAGGGAGCAAACACTGGAATTCTAAGAAAATAATCAACCTTGATACTGGGGTAATATATGAATCGATAGGGCTTGCGGCGAAAGCTGTAGGGGCTGTGAACGGCTCGCATATTGTTTCCGTATGCAAGGGTGAAAGACAAAAAGCCTACGGTTGCAAGTGGGCGTATTACAAAGGAGGTGGTGCCAAATGTTAGTCACGATGAAAAGAGACGGTAACGTCGAAATCTCGGGCTACGTTTGAGCCAACGCTGTAGAAAGGCTTAGCAAGCCACTTAATTCCCGTATTGGGCAATTCCGTGAGCGTATCAAGGCGGGAGCGTTCAAACGTGCGATTGAGCGCAACGACGATATTCACGTCTTGCTTAACCATGACACTAATCGTGACCTTGGCTCCACTAAGCAAGGTAATCTCGAGCTGCATGAGGATAATATCGGGCTTCGCGCGAAGGCGACTATTACCGATGCCGATGTGATCGAGAAAGCCAAGCGTGGCGACCTTGTGGGGTGGTCTTTCGGCTTTACGGATAGGGACGTTGACACCCGCGACGTTGACGGCATGATGACCCGTGATGTGAAGGACTTGGACTTGTACGAGGTGTCAATCCTTGACCGTTCCAAGGTGCCCGCTTATGATGGGACGCTGATTCAGGCGCGAGATACTGACGGTGAATCCGTGCAGTTGAATACCGGTGAAGTGATGACCGATGATAAGCCGGAAGTCACCGAAGAAAAACCGGAAGATAAACCGGTTGAAAAGGCTGAGGAAGAACCGCAGAATACACGCGATGATTCCGAAGAAAACAATAGTACAATTGATTACAGTAAATGGGAGAATCTCATTGCTGAACTTAAGGAGGATTAATCATGCAGCTTAAAAACATGATTGAGCGAAAGAATGAGCGGATTACCCGCGCCGAGGAAATCCTCAAGGGCGCGGAAACCGAAAAGCGCGAACTGACCGATGATGAAGCCGCAGAGCTGGCTGAAATCCGCGACGACGTGCAGAAGATCAAGGCGGCTCTGAAAATTAACGACGAATTGGGTGCTGATGACAAGCAGCCGAAGGAGGAGACAAAGCCAATGGGCGACAATACCGATAAGCCGCAGGATACCGAGGCGCGTGAACTGCGTGCTTTCGAGGCATATCTGCGTGGTGACAAGGTGATGCAGGAGCGTGCCGGTGAACTGACCCTCACCGATAATGGTGCGGTGATTCCTACATCTATTGCCAACCAGATTGTCAAGAAGGTGTACGATGTTGCGCCGGTGCTTCAGCGCTCGCAGAAGTACAATGTGAAGGGTAAGCTCCAGCTCCCTTACTATGATGCTACTAACGGTGGTATCAAGGTGGCTTATGCTCAGGAGTTCACGCCACTGGCTTCCTCTAATGGCGCGTTTAAGAGCATCGAGCTGAGCGGCTATCTCGCTGGCGCATTGTCCAAGATTTCCAACAGCCTTATCAACAATTCACAGTTTGATATCGTGTCCTTTGTCGTCAACCAGATGGGCGAGGATATTGCACGCTGGATTGAGCACGAGCTGCTTATCGGCACGTCCGAGAAGGTTGCCGGACTGTCCGGTATCACCAATACGACCACCGCTAAGGCGGCTAACGCCATCACTGCCGACGAAATCGTGACCTTGAAGGATAGCATCAAGGACGTGTATCAGGGTAACGCGGTGTGGATCATGAGCAACAAGACCCGTACCGCTCTGCGACTGCTGAAGGGCAATGATGGTCATTATCTGCTTAACGATGACCTGACTTCCCCGTTCGGCACTACCCTGCTCGGCAAGCCGGTGTACGTTTCCGACAATATGCCGGAAATCGGTGCAAGCACTGCGCCTATCTACTATGGCGATTTGACTGGCTTGGCGACCAAGTTCACGGAGAACATCTCGACGCAGATTCTGCGCGAGAAGTACGCTGATGAACATGCGACTGGCGTGGTCGCTTGGTTTGAATTCGACGCTAAGGTGCAGGACGCTCAGAAGCTGGCTAAGCTGGTGATGGCAGGTGCATAAAGCGTTGAAATCTTTCAGCGGCGCAATCTCCATGTGTGAGGGTGAGACGCGGGAGATTAAGGACGCTGATATCGTATCCGACCTGTTGCGAGCCGGATACATCGAAGAAGTCAAGCCCTCGAAGGGCAGGACTAGGAAGAACGCAACGAAAACCGAGTAGGCTTAAGGATGGTGGAACAGATGGAAATCAGCAAGGTATCGGATATTGACAAGGCGGCGCTCGCTGATTATTTGCGTATCGCTGACCCATCTGAAGCGGATAATACGCTGCTCTCCGCCATCCTTAAAGCCGTCCCGGCTTACATGACGAAATACACTGGGCTTAGCGCTGCTGAATTGGATACTTACCCTGATATGGTCATTGCCGCGCTATGCTTGGCGCAGGACATGTACGACAATCGTGCGATGTATGTAGATTCGTCCACGCCTAATATCACTGCGCAGTCAATCCTTGACATGCACAGTGTGAATCTTCTACCGTCCGGTGGTGATGCTCAATGATGAACGCGGGACGGTATGACCATCGAATCAGGATTGTCAAGGACGTACAGACCACTGATAAAGACGGATTCCCGACATCCAGCCGCGAGGTGGTCTTGGAACCTTACGCGAGGGTAAAGACAACCAGCGGATATACACTAATCCAGAACGATTCGGATTTTGAGAAAGCATTGACTAATTTCACGATTCGGTATCCCGGCAATGTGAGTATCGACCGGGATATGCTGATTGAATACAACGGCAAGACTTACACAATCCAGTACTTGAATAACGTCAATGAAGCAAGCGTAGAGCTTGAAATACAGGCGAAGGCGGTGACACACTAATGGCCAGATTTGAAATGGAGCTGCCGAACGACTTGATAAAGACTTTTGACAAGCTCAACGAAGAAACCGAAAAGATGATTGGCGAGATGACCCAAGCAGGAGCGCAAGTCGTGCTTGAGGAAATCAAGGCTAACGTCCCGGCATCATTCCGCGATTCGGACATTATGAAGTGCCTGCACATCACCAAAGTGTACAAGACACCGAGCGATGGCGGAATAAATACCAAGATTGCTTTTTACGGTTATTTTATCAACAAACGTGGCGTGAAAACACCTGCAGAATTGGTGTGTAATGTCATGGAATATGGTCGTAGTGATGGCAAGGTGAAAAAACACCCATTCGTCCGCAAGAGCTTCAATAAGAAGAAAATAAAAAGCGCATTGGAAAAAACGCAGGATAAGTACCTTGATATGCTTTACGGAGGTAATTAAACCGGTGAATGAAGAGATTCTAAACCTTTTCAAGGAATTCAAGGTCGGCGGTAAGAGTATTCCTGTGGCTTTCCAGCATTATGATGGGCATGGTGAGCCTTACGTTGTTTTCAGCCGTGAAAGCGATGATAATACGCTTGCCGCTGACGATAAGATTCAAGCGTGGATAACCTACTATGATTTTGACATTTATAGCAAGTCAAATTATCTCTCTATTGCTGGAGCTGTGAGGGATAGACTAGAAGAAGCGGGTTGGACTTGGCAGCCAACACGCTCACAATGGGACATGTACGAATCCGATACCGGATACTATCATGTCACGCTTAATTTTGCTCGTGAAAGGAGCTGGTGAAAATGGCGCAAATCGGATTGACAAATCTGTGGTATGGAATCCTTACTGAGGGAGCTGACGGCACTCCGTCTTATGGTGGTGCAAAGTCCTTTGGTAAGGCGGTCTCGGCTAAGGTTGACGTGTCTACGAATGATGCGACGCTGTACGCTGACGATGCACTCGCTGAATCCGATAACAGCTTCCAAAGTGCCAAAGTGACGCTTGGTGTCGCTGATGATGATCTTACTGTTTTTGCTGAGATTCTGGGACATAAGCTGTCGGAGCCGGGCAGTGTCATGACACGTAATGTCAATGATGCCGCGCCTTATATCGGGCTTGGTCGTGTTGTCACGAAGCTGGTCAACAACAAGCATATCTATAAGGGCGAATTCCTCTATAAGGTCAAATTCTCGGAGCCGTCTCAGGAGGACGAGACCAAGGGCGAGAGTGTGGACTTCAAGGCACCGGAGATCGAGGGCACCGCGGTTGCTCTGGCTAATGGTGATTGGTCTGATTCCGGTGTCTTTGACACGAAGGATGCGGCTGTCGAATGGGTCAAGGGCAAGCTGGCAGCTAAGGCCGGTGGAACGTCAGTGACCACTACAGGCTCTCATAGCTGACCTTTTTCGTGAGATAATTAGGGCATGGCATGTAATATGTCATGCCCTTACTTTTAGGAGGATATTATGGCTAAGAAGAATGATGCGATTATCTACAAAGGGCAGGAATATCATCTCGCCTTTAATCTCAATGTCATGCAGGTGATTCAGGAGGAGTACGGCTCTCTTGACGAGTGGGGCAAGCAGACCGAGGGGGAGAATGGCGAACCTAACGCGAAGGCCGTAATCTTCGGCTTTGCAGCGATGCTCAACGAAGGCATCGACATCGATAATGAAGAGAACGGCACCGATATTAAGCCGCTGACGCTTAAGCAGGTAGGGCGACTGATCGGCACTGTAGGTATGGATGCCATCACTAAGCAGATGCAGGGCATCGTCACTGCGTCCACTGAGGATGGCTCAAAAAACGAATAATCCACGACGATGACGTGTACTTTGACCAAGACCCGGCCATTGATTTCGCGTGGATTCTATTTATTGGCCGGGCACGGTTGGGCTTATCGTCTGATCGTGAGGTGATGCGGCTTACTCTCAAGGACTTCATGGCGCGGTATGGAGCATATCAGCAGGTGTTTGATGCAGAGAATATGCTGAGAGCAAACAATACCACGTATGCGGCGATAAAGGCTAAGCAAGAGCAAGAAGAAGAATGGTTTTAGGAGTGTGATATAGATGGCTGGGTTCGGCGGGGCAGTCAAACTCACTGGGGAACAGTCCTATAGACAGGCGCTGACCCGTATCACGCAGAATCTGCGTGAAGTCGGCTCTGAGATGAAAGTCGTGTCATCTCAATATGCTAAGAGCGACACATCACAGGCGGCGCTGAATGCCCGCACGGAAGTGCTGAATAATAAGCTATCCGTGCAGAAGGAAAAACTGAGCGTACTTAATGCACAATATAAGGCGATGTCTGCCCAGTATGCGGCGAATAGTGCCAAGCATAATGAGCTTGTCGCGTCGTATGATGCTGAGAAGCAGAAGCTGTCTCAGATTGAAGCGACGCTCGGCAAGTCTAGCCCGGAATATCAGGCGCAAGCTAAGGTAGTCGCAAGTCTTGCACATGATGTGGATAAGTCATCGTCTGCGATGAATGCCAACGAGATTGCCATGTCCAAGTTGCGCACACAAATGAATAGCGCGCAAGCCGACATTAACAAGACTGACGCGGAGATTAAGAGCTTATCGCCTGATATGGACAAGGCGGGCAAGTCTGCCAATGAGTTGGGTAATGAGACGGCGGAAAGCGGTAAGAAAGCGCAGGAAGCGAGCGGCGGCTATACCGTCTTCAAGAATGTTCTTGCCAATCTTGCTTCCAGTGCTATAAGTGCGGCTGTCAATGGCCTTAAGAATCTCGGTGCCGCTGTGCTTAATGTCGGCAAACAGGCTATCGAAGCATACTCCGAGAATGAGCAGCTTGTCGGCGGCGTACAGACACTTTTCAAAGATTCCGCAGGTATCGTACAAGATTACGCTAACAACGCCTACAAAGCTGCTGGTATGTCTGCTAACGAGTACATGGATACCGTTACTAGCTTCAGCGCGTCGCTTATCCAGTCGCTTGGTGGTGACACGAAGGCTGCGGCTGAGCTTGGCAATACCGCTGTGCAGGATATGAGCGATAATGCGAACAAGATGGGTACGGACATCGGGAGTATCCAGCAGACCTATCAATCGCTCGCGCGCGGCAATTACGCCATGCTCGATAACCTCAAGCTCGGCTATGGCGGCACTAAGGCTGAGATGGAGCGCCTGATGGCAGACGCTGAAAAGCTGACCGGCGAACACTATACGATCGGTGACTTCGGTGATACCGTCAAGGCGATTCACGCGGTGCAGACGCAAATGGGTATTACCGGTACGACGGCGAAGGAAGCGTCCACGACTATTGAAGGCTCCATGAATGCGATGAAGGCGAGCTGGCAGAATCTTCTTGCCGGGATGTCGGATAGTGGCGCTAACATGGACGGCTTAATCAACAATCTTGTTGATTCGGTCAACACTTTCGCCGGTAACATCATGCCGCGTATCGCGCCGCTGATTAACGGCATGGTGACTACTGCCGTACAACTACTGCCGCAAGCCGTCAACATGCTTACTAATCAGCTTCTGCCGTTGATTACAGCTCAAATCCCGAATATTGTGAGCGGCTTGTCGCAGGTGGTACAGGCGATTGTCGCGGCGCTTCCGCAAGTCATGACGGCGTTGACTGCCGCCTTGCCGCAGATTGTGGAAGCTCTGCTCACGTTGTTGCCGCGACTGATTGAGGCTGGTATGCAGATGCTGACTAGCCTGATTCAGGGTATTACGGAGGCGTTGCCTACGCTTATCGGTATGTTGCCGACGATTGTGCAACAGGTGTCTTCGGTTATCCTGACTAATCTCCCGATGATTATTCAGGCGGGCGTGCAGATGCTTATTGCCTTGACCAACGGCTTGGTGCAAGCCTTGCCACAGCTTATCCAGATGCTACCGGGTATTGTCATGCAAATCACCAATGTGCTGCTCGATAATTTGCCGTTGATTATCGAGGCTGGTATTCAGATTCTTATTGCTTTGATTGAGGGCTTGACGCAGGCTATCCCGCAGTTGATTGCGATGCTCCCCGGTATCATTGTCAAGATTGTTAACACTCTTAGCGCTCACTTGCCGGAAATCCTGAGCACAGGTCACAAGATGATGATAAAGCTGGCTGACGGTATTGTGCATGGTGTCGGCAATGTCGTTAAGGGTGCGAAAAAGATTGTGAGCGAGATTATCAAGGCTCTCAAGGAAGCTCCGGAAAGAGTGCTTGATATCGGTAAGCAGCTTGTTGAGGGCTTGTGGCAGGGTATCAAGAATTCCATTGGCTGGCTGCGTGATAAGCTCAGCGGCTGGGTGTCCGGCATTATGAAGGATATCAAGGGCTTCTTCGGGATTCATTCGCCATCACGATTGATGCGCGATGAGGTCGGAAAGTATCTTGCTGAGGGTATCGGTGTCGGTTTTGAGGACGAGATGGGCGCGGTCTCGAAGCAGATGATTGATGCCATGCCTAGCTCTGACGCTTTCGCACAGACGTATGATCTTGGCGGCGTGACAGCGGCACAGCAAGCGTCCAATGGTTACAGCTACAGTTCTCAGGCTAATATCGTGGACGCGATCGTGGAAGCCTTGAAGAATGTGCGTGTGGTGCTTGATGACGAAGTTGCTGGACGTTTCGTTACCAAGACTGTCACAGCGGCAATCTATCGCGGATAGGAGGAATGAAGTATGAAAGGTTTTGGTTATACACGTCCTTGGGTGCTAATCAACGAAAAGCCTAGCTATGGCGTTGATGGGCTTATCGTCACGTCACTGCCGCCGATTACGAAGCCGAAGATGCGCTATAGCTCTGAGGAAATCGACGGCAGGGACGGCGATATCGTCACGACCTTGGGATATCAGGCTTATGACAAGACGCTGAGCATCGGCTTGCACGGCGGTTTCGACATTGACAAGGTGGTGGAGTTCTTCGCCACGTCCGGCACGATTACTTTCAGCTCGGAGCCTGATAAAGTCTATCGGTTCCAGCAATTGGAGAGCATCGATTTTGAGCGATTGGTGAGGTATCGGACGGCTGACGTTAAATTGCATGTCCAGCCGTATAAGACTGGCAAGCTTCAGCGTCCGAAAGTCTTTACGAATGCTGATGCTCAGGCGGTTATCGTCAATGCGGGTAATGTGGTCGCGGCTCCGAAGCTCACGATCAAGGCTAGCGGCAATGTTGGCTTGTATCTTGACGGCTCGCAGATTCTTAGCGTCACGAATAGCGGTGATTATACGCTGATTGTGGACGTGGCGAATCTGGAAGCGGCTACGCCGGAAGGTGTGCTGATGAATCGGCGTATTACCGGTGATTATGCGCGGTTGATGCTTTCGCCGGGTAAGCATTCGATAAAATGGAGTGGAACGGTTCACAGTCTCACCATCGAAGATTATTCACGATGGATTTAGGAGGATATTATGGCTGTAATTACCCAGAATTATGATATTGATTTGAAGGCTACCGGTGAGTACCCGGTAGTCAAAATGAGCCAATTTGATACGGGTAGCCGCACGATCGTGTTCACTGTCTACGATGGGCATGAGCTTGCGTCGATTGATGGCATGGTGGCTCGCGTTGACGGCACTCGATCTGATGGTGTGGAGTTTTCGAGCACTTGCACTGTGAGCACTGGTAGCAAGGTGAGCTTTACCATCTCACAGGAGATGACCAAGCATGCGGGTAAGCATGCGGCTGAGCTGGTGATTTTCGATGCTAGCGGTAATCCAGCCGGAACACAGAATTTCGTGATTGACGTGGAACCTGCTACGATGGTGCGCGATTCAGCCGCTTCGGCTGATGACCGGACGCTCTACGACCAATATACAGATTCGGTTGAGCAGAAGTTTTCGGAGCTTTCCGCGTCACTGACTACCAAGGCGGACGAGATCAACAAGTCAATCGAGGACATCAGTGGCTTGGTCGGCGCGAGCAGTAAGCATATAACCATTTTTGATGTGAGTTTGGACGCTTCGACGACTGGCACTGGGGTTACTGGTACGTTATGGGGGCACGCGGAATATGACCCAGTGACTGGGTTGGTGACGTTCTCGATTAAAGTTTTAAACCGTTTAACAGGTGTTAAGGGGGTTAAGCAATTTCAACTCGGTGCAATTGAGTCGAAGTTTTTGCCTGATGGTGACCTGTTCCGGTTTGGTGGCGGGGGTACTCAGCAGAAGAGCTATTCTACCGGGTATGACCGTATGGATGACGCGGGCTATGGCGCTGGATCTCATCTTACCGAAGACGGAAAGGTTCATGTGATTTTCGTGTACCCGGAGACTGAGACCGGTGATACGAATGCCTACAATTCGGTTTTTAACGCTCAATGGTATGCTCGCGGCGGCAAGTATATCGGTGTGAATAAAATCGGTACTGGCGGCTGTACCGTGTCTGTCGGTAAGACGATTCTCACGGATAGTGTGTCTAAAGCGCAAATCATCAATTCAGGGACTAGCAAGGACGTGGTATTGGATTTTGTGCTCCCTTTCGCGGATAAGGGGTATACGATTGCCGGTGCCCCGAAATCAAAGGGGACTGTAGAATATTATTCAGTCCATGAAGTGAAATAAATGAAGTGGAATAAGGAGGATATTATGAGTATCGAGATTTTTGAAAAAGCGGTGACAGGAAGAACACCTGAAAATTTTGCAAGTACAATCGTTGCTTTGCTGGCTGATGCTGGATTCTCTGATATCAGTTACACAATTCAAACCTCGAGAGCTGATTTCAATTCCTCGGCTGGAGTATACGGGTGTAACGCATTTAGCGCGGATTTCAACAACACGTATTTATTGAACGGAACGACAAAGTTTATCGCCGTCAAAGACGCTTCACAAAACGCTTTAATCGTCTACCCAAACATGTCTAAAACAGACACTTCGTCAGAGAACTGTAATTACTATTACAGTTTTATTATCACAAATGGTGTGACAAGCCCATCGGTGGACAAAGTTTTCAGCTTAATGACCAATATTACTGGCGGGACTTTTAAGACTTCGCTTGATACTAGCGAAGTGCTTCTTACACCATTCATCGACAGTGAAGCGAAAATCCTCAGACCTTTCTACATTTCCGCCAATCGTGTTATACACAATATCAACACTGTCGTTACTGATGCTAACGGTAATTCGTTCACTTCTCTTGGTAATTTGTTCTATATTAAGAACGCTTAATCGGAGGTAATTATTATGGCACTTCAGGGAGTCGATTTAAGTTCTTGGCAGTCGGGAATCGATGTAAGCAAAGTGCCTTGCGACTTTGTGATTGAAAAAGTCTCGCAAGGCGTGACATACATCAATCCAGATTGTGACAGGGTAATCCAGCAGTGCATTAAGCTGGGCAAGCCGTTCGGCGTATACCATTATGTCGATGGTAGTGGCGCGGTTGCTGAGGCTGATTATTTTGTCAATAATTCGCGCGGTTATATCGGCAAGGCTGTTCTCGCAATTGACTGGGAATCCGGCTCTAACAAGGCGTGGGGCAACTACGGGTATCTTGATGCGCTGGTGGCTCGCGTTATTGAGCGTACCGGTGTTCGCCCGATGATTTATGCTCAGGCTTCCGTGTATGCGCAAGTTGCGGCTGTAGCGGCTAAGTATAATTGCGGTATCTGGTGTGCCCAGTATGCCGATATGAATGCGACCGGCTATCAGGAGCGCCCGTGGAATGAGGGAGCCTATACTTGTGCGATTCGGCAGTATTCCTCTGCGGGTCGGCTTCCCGGTTGGAATGGTAATCTCGACCTCAACAAATTCTACGGCGATGCGGCGGCATGGCGTAAGTACACTGGCGCTTCCGGCGCTCCGGCTCCGGCTCCGGCACCGGCTCCGGTTGACCCGCTCGCTGGCAAGTCGGATAATCAGCTTGCCGACGAAGTTATCGCTGGCAAATTCGGTGATGGTGACGCTCGCAAGCGTGCGCTTGGCTCTCGCTATGCCGCTGTGCAGAAGCTGGTGAATCAGAAGCTGACGCATAAGAGTGCTGGACGTACCTACACGGTACGTGCTGGGGATACGCTCAGCGGTATCGCGGCCAAGTATGGCACGACTTGGCAGCATCTACAGCAGATCAACGGCATTCGCAACGCTAATCTGATTCGTGTCGGGCAGGTGCTGAGAATCGACTGAGAATAATAGTGGCGCGGGTGATTGATTAAGGTTTCCCGCGCCACTCGCGCAATGGGAACACCGGGACTTTCCCGGCTTTCTTATTGTGCCTCATGCGTCTCTGCCGATGGCGTGCATGATGACCATTCCGACGATCGTGATTCCAGCGCCGATGATATTCCGGTATAGGCGTGTCAGGTCGATATTCATTGCCATGAGCATGCCGATGAGGATGAGTAGGATGCTGATGGTTTCGAGTTTGTTTTTCATTGCGTGTCTTTTCTAAGAGTGGCGGGTTGTGCGGTTGCCGCCGCTAGGTTATCCCCGGTCAGTCACAAGTCGTAATCTGACGGTTCACCATCAAAATAGCGGAATAATTGATCGATGGCATATTGCGGGGTATCCTCATAACGGTATGGTTTAGGCTTCGCGTTTTTATCCCGCTCTTCCTGCTCGATCAATTGGTCTATCCGGTCTTGTTCACTGCGGTGTTGCCATGAGAGAGGCGCGTTGCCTTGTGCCCGATTCTCGCACACAGTGTACTCATGCCCACGGTACGAATAGTCGAGATATACCATGTGCGCGTCGTATCCGCTTCCGTAGTATTTCCTAAGGAATGTTGCCTTCTTCATAATGTGCTCCTTTCGGTCGGTTCCTTACTTGATAACTATTACTATACACCTATCTAAAAACGACACGCCGAGAAATGAAAAGTGCCGCGACATAAGCCACGGCACTAATCACAATCTTGTCATCAACATTAGAACGGCATACCCTTCGGTCGCTTGCATACAGCGTAATAACGCCCACCATCTTCGTTCTCAGTCCAGCCTGCCATCAGCAAACCGCACGCACGGAACTCCTGTGGCTCATACTGGTCAAACTCAACAAGTGAATCATAGCCGTTGCTTTCTTCGGTTTCCAAGGCTTCATCGAGAGGTGAGAAGAATCCAGTTCGCGGGTCTTCCCCATGAACCCAGAACCAAGCCGCCTGCTTGCCGGTGTCGCGTGACGCGAATGCCACTAAACTTGGGCGTGTTTTGTCTGGTGCTACTGCCTTGATGTCGGTGATGTCGATTGTCTTCAGCATGGCGTGTTCCTTTCGCTTGGTTTCTTGCTTGATATCTATTACTATACACCTATCCTTATGTGACGCAACTTCGGCGTGTCATTTTCCCCACATATCATTAATACAAGGAGGTACATATGCTTAGAATTTTTTCCCCAACAGACAAAACTTATACAAGCAATGGAGACAAGGTAATACAGCCGCTAAAAGCAACCGTAAAAAAAGAGGATAACGACGCTTACTATCTTGATCTAGCGTGCGGCACGGAGTATCTACCGTGGATAAAGTCGGGTAATATCATCGTCGCGGACACCCCGCAAGGCGCGCAGCCGTTCCGGATTCTTAACCCTGAGATTACTCATACTAAAATCACTTGCAAGTGCAATCACGTTTTCTATGATTCAGCGAATTATCTTATTGCCGATTCATACGTCGTGGACAGCACGTGCAATCAAGCCCTAGACCATCTCAATACCGCCACGGAGCCAAAATCGCCCTTCAGGACGGCTTCTGATATCAACACGATTAATTCCTTCAGGTGCGTGCGTAAATCGCTCTACGAAGCCATACAGACGGTTCTAGAGCGATGGGGCGGTCATCTTGTGCGTGATGGCTGGACTATCGGCATTAGGCAGACTATCGGCGCAGATAATGGCGTGGTGGTGCGTTATGGGAAGAATCTCAAGAGTATCACAGCGTCATATGATTGGAGTGATGTTTGCACGAAGATTCTCCCGGAAGGCGATAATGGTCTCTTGTTGAACGCTTTGGACAGCAAACAGTCGATATACATGGAATCGTCACAACAGTACGACATACCCTATTGCAAGACGGTACAATTCTCACAGAGCGATATCAAGCAGGAAAACTACAAGACACCTGACGGCAAGGACGATGAAGCGGCGTATAAGCGTGCGTGTCTTGCCGATCTACGTCAACAGGCGCAGAAATATCTTAATGAGAATTGTGTGCCGAAAGTCAACTATAAAATGGCGGCGAATCTTGAGAAAATCACCGATATTGGCGATACTATCGAAGTGATTGACGAGCGCATGGGCTTGGACATGCTCACGCATGTCATCAGCTTCGAATACGACTGTATCCAGCAACGCTACACAAGCATTGAATTCGGTAATTTCAAGCAGACGCTTTCGGGCTTGATGGGGACGGTTCAGCAGACTGCTACCGACGCGGCTCAAGCGGTTAATTCATCGATCGTCACCACGGTTAATGACCGGCTGAACGAGAGTGAATCGAAGATCAACAATCTTTATGGCGGCTCATACGTCGTTTATGACGGTGAGCAGATTCTGGTCGTGGATAGTCTGCCGAAGGAATCAGCGCATAATGTTCTGCGAATTAATAGCGCTGGAATTGGTTTTAGTTCTAGCGGGATTAACGGCGATTTTACGAGTGCTTGGACGATTGACGGCACTCTTAATATGCAGAATATTAATGTAATTAATCTTGTCGCTGATCTTATCAAGGGCGGTACGCTTACGCTTGGCGGTCAGGATAACGGCAACGGGGTGATGCTTGTCAAGTCGGCAGCAGGTGCCACGCTTGGGCGCATGGATAATTCGGGTTTGACGATGTGGGCGGCTGACGGTTCGCATATCGTAATCAGCGCGGCTAACGGCTTGACCGGTTATGATTCGGCCAACAAGATCACGTATACGGCTAGAAATGGCGTGTTTTCCATGCGGAATGGTTACGTTGAGGAAGGGCTCGCGGTTGGCGGCAAACTTAAAATCGTACCAGTGACTAGCGGCGACAATACCGGCGTTGCATTCGTAGCATTGTCTTAATTAGGAGGTTAATATCATGTCTTTATCAGGACAAATTACAGGTGTTTATCGCGGCTATACCCTACAGGCTAATTGGTCGGCAACGCAGAATATATCGGGGAATTACTCGGATATCACGATTACGCACACGCTGGTGATTGGCTCGGCTTATTCGCTTAATATCGGCACTCGATCTAATACATGCTCGGTTGACGGCGCGGCGCAAAATTACACGTCACCGGCGATCAACCGGAAGGGCGGCTCGGTCACTCTCGGCACGACTACACACCGGGTGAATCACAATGCAGACGGCAGCAAGACATGCACAATTACCGATGTTTTCGCTATCAGTGCGACGCTTGACGGCTCGAAGGTATCCAATATCACGGCAAGCGGCAACATTACGCTTGACAATATTCCGCGTCAGGCGACAATTACCAGTGCCACCGATTTCACGGATACTGGTACGCCATCGCTGACATTCAGCAATGCTGGCGGATTTACCGCTGATGCTTATTTGGAGTTTGCGCCGGTCGGGTCTGGTACTCAGATCATGCGTAAGGGCGCTATCACAGGGAAAAGCGGAACATATACTTTTGTTCTTACTGATGCTGAGCGTGAGACGTTGAGGGCGGCATGCACAGGCGTGTCAATGCCGGTAAGGTACGTATTACGCACGATCATTGGTGGGCAAGAGTATTACAGCACTCTCGACCGGACGATGAGCATGAGTGATGCTACACCTATCCTCGGAGAGGTATCCTACAAGGACGCTAACACAAGCACGGTTGCCGTGACCGGTGACGATCAGGTGATTATCCAGCGGCAATCTGACTTGCAGGTGAGTTTCGGCGCGGCAACCGGACAGAAGGGCGCGACGATCGCGGAGTATTCCGCGACTTTTGCGGGCGTTACCAAGACGGTATCCAGCGCCGGGACATTCGACTTCGGCAAGGTGGACGTGTCCTCGGATATGCCGCTTGTCTTTTCCGTGACTGATTCGCGCGGACTCAAAACTTCCACAATACTCAATGTCAAAGTTCAATCGTGGTGGGAGCCGACATCAACAGTCACGCTGGCGCGGAAGAATAACTTCGAGCCTGAGACACACGTCACGGCTACCGCTTGGTATGCTTCGCTCGGCGGCAAGAATGATGTGACGATCAGCGCGAAATATCGCAAGGCGGGAAGCTCAGACGCGTGGTCTACCGTGGTGCTCGCTAATGGCGTTGAAACGACGGTGACATGTGAGAGGGACTATGCCTATGAGTGGCAGGCGGTCACGGCTGACAAGCTCGGAAGCACTACACAGAATCTGACGCTTGGACGTGGTATCCCTACCTTCTTTATTGATACGAAAAAATCGAGCGTCGGCGTGAATTGCTTCCCCAGTGGCAATAACCGCTTGCAACTGGGGGAGAATGCGTTTCTCACTGCGGCAGGTGCTTACCCGGTCGGCGCGATCTATTTGAGTGTGACTGATACCGACCCAGCCACTCTATTCGGCGGTACGTGGGAGCGTATCGGCGGGCGGTTCCTGCTCGGCGCTGACGATACCTATACGGCGGGGAGCACTGGCGGTGAAGCAGAGCACACGTTGACGATCGATGAAATGCCGAAGCATAACCATGAGATTGACAATCTCAATGCGTCTGGCAATGCAACGCCTTATATGACGGTGCAAGCTCAAGACAATAAAGGCTATGGCGGCAACGTACAGACCATGTTCGCTGGTGGTGGCAAGCCGCACAACAACCTCCCCCCATATTTGACTGTCTTCATGTGGAAGCGGGTAAGTTGAGAACAAAAAAGGCGGGTAGCCGTTAAGCTATCCGCCATATATTTTGTCTGTAAGCATTGAGTGTCCGATAAATCAGATACCCGATGCTTGCAGACGGATTAAATTAAGAGTTTAAAGCATAGTTCAGGCTCGATATCACTGCCTGATTCATGCTTACGATAGGTTATCGTTTCAATAATCATCTTCAGCAAGTCATTCTTACCCTTCACATCAAGCGTATGGTATTCATCCAGTACTTTCGTAAGGATTGGCACCGCGTTCTTGCGGTTGTTATCGCGCTCACTGATACGTTTTTCTATTTCCTCTAATTGCTTCATTAAGTCGGCTTTTTGCGCTTGCAATTTCTGCGAACGCTCCAAATATTTCGAGCGGCTATAATCACCAAGTTCATACAATTCGTCTACACGTTCCATCATCTTGTCTTTCTTCGCTATTTCAGCTTGAAGAAATTCCAGTGTTTTATCATCACTATTATCTTGCTTTTCATTACCATAGCTTGCGAGGATTGTCTGCTGTCTTTCAAGCTCTTTTTTCAATGCGGAAATGACCATGTTTTCGACCATTTCAAGATTGCTCTGTCTGGTCACGCAACGGTTTGACTGGCATACGATGATGGGGATTGACACTCCTTTATGAGTGTATGTGCGGCGTGCCATCATCTTCCCACACTCGGCACAACGCATGATAGACGCTAACGGGTTCTTGAGCGATCGGTCGATGTTGATGCGTGGTGCGAAGCGTGCGAAACGCGCCTGCACCTTGTCCCATGTCTCCATGTCGATGATCGGCTCATGCTTCCCCGGTACTGTCTGCATGTCAGGATTACGTCGTTTAGTCTCGATGATTCTACCGTCTTCCATGCGTCTATTCTTCGCATATTTATTGACGTTGATTTCACCGATATAGACGCGGTTTCTGAGCATGTCTCTCACGCGGTTGGTTGACCATTTCGCGTTTAGTGTGCTTGCCGTTTGGATTCCTGCCGTGTTGAGGTCTTGCACGATATCGGCTAGTAGATCGCCTGATGCGTAGCGGCGGAAAATCATCTGCAAGATCGGTGTCTGCTCATTCGGCACGAGGATATATCCCTTGCCCTCTGGATTCTTCATTTTTCCATAGCCGAATGGTAGTGTTGAACCGGTGAAATATCCTTCTTGTTGTGACTGTAATCTTCCTCTTAATAGTCGGCGTTTAATCGTCTTATATTCACGACGGCTCATGAATAAGCCAAACTCGAAAAATTCTTCATCGAATTCATCATCTGACGCTAAATCATATGTCTTGTTTAGTGTGATTATTTTAGTGTTTGAGAATTGAAATGCTTTCAGTATTCGCGCTTGGTCTGCACCATTACCACGGCTTAAACGCTCCAATTCGATGCACAGTACTGCGGTGTATGTTCGCATTTCTACGGCTTTTAATAGTCGTTGCATCTGCGGTCTGGCTTCGATGCTCTCACCTGATACGATCTCTCTATATATGTCATGCTCATGGATTACGATTCCCATTCGGTCGGCTAAATCCATGAGCATTTTTTCATGTCTCGATAGCGTGTCGCCTGATATTACTTCATCGTCTTTTCGTGATTTTCGCAAATAAATAGCGTATGTCATCCATCATCTAGTCCTTTCTTCGATGCAATAAAAATTGTGCAAATAACTGTATTTCTTCAAGTTCTTTATCCGTGTAAATCCGGTTTGAAAAAGTTATCTCCCGTTGCGGCATGCCATGTACTAATTCCTCGATCGATATTCCGAAATATTCAGATAATTTCATGAGTGTTGGAAGCGAGATATTTTCTGCCGAGCGGTTGAACCATGAATTTACTGCACTTGGAGATATCCCGGTATCTGCCGCCAATTTTCGACGTGATATTCCTTTCGCGCTCATAAGTGCTCGAAGATTGTCAATAAACGACATGTCGATTCACCACCTTTCGTGTCGAAACCTCATTATTCCGCGCCTTGCGCTTCTTTAATATATCATGCCACTTTCGCAATGTAAACACAAAAGTATGCAAGTCTGATAAAAAATTCTGCCATTTTTACCATTTTGTGTTGCACTTTGAGAAATATGGGTGTATAGTGGTGTGCAAGAGGTGAGCACGTAAGAGCGCACACCGCACACATTAGAGGGAGGTGCAATAATGTATCGGAACTTGAAAGCCGAGATAGCAAGGGCTGGCATGACCAGTGCCGAGTGTGCTGAGATTGTCGGCGTGAGCTTGGCAACCTTCTACCGGCTATTGAATGGCGCGGCTGAATGGAAGCTAGGCGAGATGCTCCAAATGAGCACGGCAATAGCACAACACAATGGGCACGCCGGGCTTGACTATCTCTTTGGGAGTGAAGCGGATGGAACGACGTAAGCCAAGCAAGGAGCATCTGGCGGCACTCTATGACCTGATAAACGAGTTGCTACCGAATGCGCCGATCTACTACACACCCGAAGAATTGAATGAACTAACCGACAAGGAAGGAATAGAACTATTATGAGTATGAGCATTTATGATATCGATGCGGCTATCGTGTCGCTGATCGATGCGGAGACTGGGGAAGTGTCCGACGAGGAAGCCTTCGATGCACTCCAAATGGAACGTGATAAGAAGGTGGAGAATATCGGGCTGTTTTACAAGGATTTGACGGCTGAGGCTAAGGCTATAAAGGAAGAGGAAGCCAATCTCGCGGCACGCCGTAAGAGCGTGGAGAATAAGGCGGAACGCTTGAAGCATCTGCTTGAGTATGCGCTGAATGGTGATAAATTCAGCTCCCCACGCTTGAAAGTGTCCTACCGTAAGTCGGCTACCGTAGAATTGTCCGCTGATTTTACGAAGTGGGCTGAAGAGAATGCTGATGACCTGCTGACCTACAGCGAGCCGAAGCCTAATAAGACCTTGATTAAGGCGGCTATCAAGGATGGCAGAGTGCCCGACGATATGGCAACCATTGAAACGCACGAAAACATCAGCATCAAGTGAGAGGAATACCAATGAGTGAGGAATTGAACGCTAAGCTGGTCAGAATCCAGCACGAGCTGAAAGCGCCGAAAGACCAACACAACGGATTCGGAAACTACAATTACCGGAGCTTGGAGAATATCCTTGAATCGGTGAAGCCGTTGCTCGCGGAAGCCGGATTGTCGATCATCTTGAGCGATGAAATGGTGGAAGTCGGCGGCAAAGTCTATGTCAAGGCTACCGCGACCATTTCAGACGGCAAGGTATCGATCAGCAACACGGCTTATGCGCGGGAGGACGAAAGCAAGAAGGGTATGAGTGACCCGCAGATTACCGGCGCTTGTAGCTCATACGCTCGAAAATACGCGGCACAGGGGCTTTTCGCTATCGATGATAGTAAAGACCCGGATAGTGAATCCTATCAGCGTAGAGGCGGCAAAGAGTCAGCCTCGGCACCGGTTATCTGTGAAATGTGCCATAAGCCGATCAAGCCGATGGCTAAACGCGGTGGCGGGGAAATGCCGCCGGAAGCCGTGGCGAAGTGGACTAGGGCAAAGACTGGCTTGACATTGTGCGGGGACTGCTACCGTGCAATGGAAGCTAAACAGAATGGAGGAAATAAGTAATGGAGGAAACACCGGTTTTTGAACAATTTGTCACGATAAAACAGAAGGAATATGCGGCACTCTTGGAGGCTAAGGCTGATAATGCGATGCTTCGGGATATGCTGAAAGCGTCGGCAACACTAAGCCTTGACGGGACGCGACTTGTCATCGATCAAGGCGCGGCAGACACACTACTCAAGTATATTCTTAAGGACAGCTACAGCGCTACTATTCAAGCGCTGAAGAATGAAAGGAACAAATAACCATGTCAGATCTAAATGTTTGCACGTTCACTGGTCGGCTTGCGGCTGACCCGGAAGTGAAGCAGACGCAAAGCGGAAAGACGGTTGCTCGATTCAGGCTCGCTGTCGGCGGCTTCCGCAAGGATGAGACGTATTGGCTTGACTTTGAAGCGTGGGGTAAGAGCGCAGAAATGCTGTCCAATTACAGACACAAGGGCGACACGGTGGGCTTGACAGCTCATGCCGTCGTGGATACTTGGGATAAGGATGGGCAGAAGCATTCCCGCGTGAAGTTCGTCGTTGATAACCTGCCGTTGGGTGCCGGTAACTGCAAACACCAAGGTGCCCAGTCTCATACTGCACAGGCTGGTGCTGTCGCTGATCCATGGGATGAGCCGGAATTCTGAGATTGGACGGCATTGAATGGCGGGGACGGTGAATACTCAAAGCCGCATCCCGCCATTTGCCGAATAAGCATATTAACACAGGAGATATACATATGAAGATCAAAGTTGAAGATGGCGGCTATGTGCCGTCACGCGCCCACGATACCGACGCGGGCATGGACTTGCGAACGCCGGTAGCCGTAACCGTCCCCGCGCATGATAGCGTGGTCGTGGACACTAAGACACATGTCGAGCTTCCGCGGGGTTGTGCGGGGCTTTTGGTGTCTAAGAGCGGGCTGAATGTGAAGCACGGAATCACGAGTACTGGGCTGGTTGACGAAGGCTACACGGGGACTATCCTTGTGCGACTATACAATCACAGCGACGAAGATTATACATTCCACGAGGGAGACAAGGTGACGCAACTGGTTGTAATGCCCGTGCGCTATGAGCCAGTGGAGATTGTGCCGGAGATTAGCGGCGGTGAGAGGGGTGACAATGGCTATGGTTCGACCGGGCGCTAGTAAATTCCACGCAACTAGAACGGTGGTCGATGGCATAACCTTCGACAGCAAGCGCGAAGCCAAACGCTATAGCGAGCTGAAGCTGATGGAGCGTGCCGGTGTTATCAGTGACTTGCAGCGGCAAGTGAAATTCGAGCTTCAACCAGCCTTCTACCTTGACGGCAAGACGTACCGTGCCATCAACTACATTGCTGATTTCGTCTATTACAAAGTCAAGACTGGCGAGGAAGTCGTGGAGGACTGCAAGGGATTCAGAACGGACGTTTACAAGCTCAAGGCCAAGATGTTCGCTTACCAGTACGGCGTGTCTATCCTTGAGACGTGATAATATAGATATCAGCGCTGCGTTAGATGCTCGCACCATCAAACGTGGTGGGCATTAGCTAACGCAGCAATCCCGCTGCTTTCCGGTTGTGCGAGAATCGGAGAGCGGCGGGATTATTTTTACCCAAGAGGTGGTAATCATGGACGTTTACGACAAAGTAAACGAAACACTCTATGAGCATTATGGAATCAAATTCAATGTGAACGCAGAGACGCAATCAAGAGCATTCTTCAAGCGTCTATGCGAAGAATTCGGCAGCGATGAAGTCATTGAATCGTGGGACATCGCGTGTGAACAATACCCAGACCCAGTAACCGCGCTGACCAAGCTCAAAGGTATTCTCTACAATCGTCGGCGCTTCTACTCTTTCATTGAGGAGGATTGATCGTGAAGAAGCATGTTTTCGATGTTGACGTGGCGTATGAGGTCGGTGTGAATGCCGCAATCCTGCTAGAGAACATCGCCCATTGGGTAGAACACAATCGAGCCAACGAGGACAAAAAGAGCTTCCACGACGGCAGGTATTGGACTTACAACAGCATGAAGGCATTCAGTGAACTGTTCCCATACCTCAAGCCTAATGCTGTACGTACAGCGCTAAAGAAGCTTAAAGATGCAGACCTTATCATCGTTGGCAATTTCAACAAGCTCGCCTATGACCGGACGCAATGGTACGCATTGACGGAAAAAGCAGAAGCATTGTTGGGAATCCACACTTCCATTTGTAAAAAATCTCAAATGGATTCGGAAGAAAATACAAATGGATTTGCAACGAATGACGAACCTATACCAGATATAACCTCTGTTGTAACCTCACCTGTAACCTCAGATGTAAGTAAGCCGAAGCGCAAGCGCTTCGTTGCCCCATCACTCGATGATGTTGAAACATATTGCAATGAGCGGCACAACAGTGTAGACGCTAGTAAGTTTCTCGACTACTACGAAATGACCGGGTGGAAAACAAAAGGCGGTGCGACGATCAAAGACTGGAAAGCATGCGTAAGGACTTGGGAGCGAAACACTCGAAACGAAACACCACAACACCAAACGCAAGCGCAAACGTGGAACAAAACACCTGAGCAATTAGCCGCTGAAGCTGAAGCCGATGCAGTCATCTTCGGCATTTAAAGGAGAGTGAGAAGAAATGGAAATGAACGCGATAACGCAGATCGTGAGGAACGCAATGGACGCAGGAACACACAACGAAACAGACTATCAAGGCGAGGACGGCTTAATCCACTGTGGCGTATGCCATGAGCCTAAACAGCATCTAGAGCATGGCTGGTTGGGCGGCGGTGATGCTCTGCTGCCTATCCGGTGCCGTTGTGAGAAAGAGGAAATCGAAAGACGTGAAGCCGAACGGCAAGCCGAAAACCGGCGTATCCAACTGGAAAGCATGAGGCGTACCGGCTTCCCTGATGCGGAAATGCTCAAGTGGACTTTCGACACTGACGATGGATTAAGCGCTAAAACCATGCAGATCGCACACAATTACGTGGACAATTTCAGCGCGTTCAAGTCTAAGGGCAAGGGCTTGCTGCTGTTCGGTGGTGTCGGCTGCGGTAAGAGCTTCGCTGCGGCTTGCATCGCCAACGAACTGATTAACCGCGACGTGTCCTGCATGATGACTAATTTCTCGCGTATCGTCAATAAGCTGTCTGAGAGCTTCGATGGGCGACAAAGGTACATCGACAGTCTCAACTGCTTCAAGCTGCTTGTAATCGATGATTTGGCAGCTGAGAGGGATACGGATTACATGTGGGAGCAGGTAATGAATGTTGTCGATTCGCGGTATCGTGCCGGATTGCCGCTAATCGTGACCACCAATCTCACGGCGCAAGAGCTGTCCAATCCTACGGATGTGCGCAAGGCTCGCGTCTTTAGCCGTCTGATGGAGATGTGCATACCGGTAAGGTGTGAGGGAGCAGACCGACGCAAGCTCAAGGCAAGGGACGATATGTCCGAATTGCGTGGGCTGCTGGGCTTGTGACGGAACGTGACTTGGCTCAAGCCCGACTGCTGAAAGCAGAGAGTGAGAGTGTGCGCTCGCTGATTAGTGTTGAGCTTGAGCCATCATGCCGCCGATTGCTGATTGACCATCTGGAGAGTGTGGAGCGGCAGCGATTCGACCTGATGGCGTGGATTATCTCAATCCCTGACGCTAAAGTGCGGCTAATATGTGTCATGCGGTTTCTGGAGGGTAAGTCGTGGGAGACGATAGCGCGGAGGCTCCATTATGAGCGCACGTCCCCGGCTAAGATATTGCGCAGGTGGCTGAAGCGTGTATGACGATTTGGCGGTACGTGGTAAGCGTGTCGCCTTTTCTGTTCTTCGGCGTGTCGTTTTCTAATAGGTGTATAGTAATAAGTATCAACAAGGAAACCACCTGAGAAAGGAACCCGAAATGAAAAAGCTCACCGACATGACCATTAACGAACTTGACACAGTCCTCTACAGCGCACTGCCCTTCGGGTACAATACCGAAGTCACCAACGGCACATGCCTTGATGACACCATCAAGGTGACAAAGGACGGCTCCACTCTCGCCATGTACATCGGCTGGGACGAGACGGCAGACGGCGTACTTAACGCCACCGTCTACGATGAAGGCGACGATGGAGACGAATTCGTGGAGGACGGCATCTACTGGGACGTGGAAGCCGGCGCGACCGTTGAAAGCATCGCGGCTGATATCGTCAAGCACATCTGACCTCTAGCGGCGGCGGCAACCGCACAACCCGCCAACCGAAAGGAACCACATAATGATGCTCACACCAAAAGAAGTACGCAACGCAGAACTAACCGTCCACCGATTACGCGAAGGCTACGATACCGACGAAGTTGATGATCTGCTCGACGCTTGCGCAGACACCATAGAAACCCTCACCAAAGCACTCAAATCAATCGTGACTACGAAAGGAAACACCAATGAAGAAGATAGCTACGCTGGAAAAGATGGACAATCTTGGTAGATGGATGCAACAGCATGGAGAGAGTCCGCGTCGTGTCCTTATAGGCGAGATTGTTGGAGCATCATTCTACGATGAAGAAACAGGGAAACAGCGTGATACTCCTCGACTATACGTTGACATGGATGCTGATTTGCCTGTCGGGCATTATCGCGTCTATATAGTCGAAGTCACAGCAGAAGAAGAAGGAAATGCCAATGATTAAGACGAATATCAGCCGCTGGTATGACGTGGAATGCGATAACCCGAAATGCGGGCGACTGGCGAGCATGGACTACGGGCATTGCTTAGGATGGGCGTTGCCGACGCAAGCGGTTAAGTCAGCGATTGAAGCCAGCTGGGGAATTCGAACGGAAAACGGGATTGACCGCATGTACTGTCCGAGGTGCCGTATGGGTTTGATGCTGATGACTCCTACGCCGGAATTTTTAGCCGCTGTGGAAGCAGGGGGCGAGGTGCGGATTGATGATGGTGTTGCCGTGCGCGTAGCGCTGCCTAAGCGTCGGCAGAAAGAGCAAAAGGAAGGACGCGCCCATGTGTGATGGCATGGAATCAGCGAGCATTGACCTTGATGATGCGGACACGATGGCATTGATCGAAGCCATGCGGAATGCGGAGCCGAGCGAGGAAGCACAACGCAAAATCAAGCAGTACAAGTACGCGCGCAGCCAAGTGGAAAACAGGCGAGCAGCCAACCGACGATACAAGCGCAAACACGCCGACAAGGTAAAAGCCCATGCGCACGAATATTTCCAACGCCCGGAAGTCAAAGCTCGAAGAAATGAGCAATTCCGCGTCAAATACCATACCGACCCCGAGTACCGTGAGAAGAAACTTGCAGAAAATCGTGCAAGACGGCGGGCGAGGGCTGAAGCGATGACCGAGGAACAGCGTGCTGAGCAGCGCAAGAAGCGTGCGGAGTACAACCGCAAGTGGCTGGCCGAGAAGCGTGCCAAGGAAGCGAAACTTGAAGCCAATCGCAAGCGGGCGCGCGAGTACAAGCGCGAGCAGAGGGCGGCGTGGACACCTGAGCAGCGCGAGGAGCACAAGCGCGAGCAGCGTGCGTATCAGCGAGAGTGGAGAGCTAGGAAGGATGCTGAAAATGAGTGAAGCAAAAGCACGGAGGGATGACCCGGCGACCAGCAAGGAAGCAGCGGAAACCGTCAATGTGCCGCGTGACCGGCGCGCGGTACTGTTTTCCATCTATATGAATGTTGAGGCGAGTGACGCGGATATCTTCTATTATCTTGAGCACCCGTTTTCCAACGACGAAAATATGCCGCATGGTACGGCGCAGTCGATTCGGAGCCGTCGTGCTGAGCTTATGCGCGATGGATACATCGAGGTTGTGACGTATGCTGACGGTACGCCGATTTATGGCAGGACTGCTTACGGGAGGCGATGTCGTGTGTATCAGCTGACGCAAGCGGGGCATGAGCTGGCGAGATCACTGTTCTGAGAGAGTGCCGTGGCTATGTGGTCGCGGCACTTTTCTTTTATCGGCGTGTCGCTTCTAGATAGGTGTATAGTTATAGGTATCAGGCAAGGCAGACAGCCAAGCCACCAACAGAAAGGACAAACCAAAATGAACGCCCACGAAACTCTTATGAACAACATCGATGCCCTGTGGAACACCCCGGAAGCAATGCTCATCGGGCACGGAGAAGGCTTCGTTGAACCGATCGACCGCGACCAAGCAGTAGACGAAGACGGCAAGGCTATTTTCAAGTATTACACACTCTACTTCTTCAACGATCACGACTATATCAACCCGCGCGAAATCATCATCGACTTCACTGCGGAAGACATGGAAGCCTACGCTCAGACTTGGTGAACATCATCGGGCGGCACCAACACTGCCGCCCACCACCATTGGTAGGAGGAAACGTGAAGCCAAATTACACCGGCGTGACCACAGCCCACACGCCGACAGAAAACCGGAGCGAATGGAAACGACGCGACCAAGCACGAAAACGCGAAATCAAGCAAGCCGAAGAAAACAAGCAACTCACAAGCCTAATCATCGACTGCATGAGCGGGGATATCAAAGAAATGCGGAAACCACACGGATTGCGAGTCCCCATCGAACTGTGGGAAGCACAACTTATCCTTGATAAGGATGGCATTGTGTATGCGACGCATGGGAGGCGGCGCGAGCGGTGCTGGCTAGCGAAAAACGGGGAAATATGGGTCGGCATGACACCGGCACGACTGGTCAACATAAAGGAATTTGACACGGAAATCTGGATATTCGGGAAGGACGAATAATGACAGAATTACAGACGCTTATTGCATTTCTTATTCTGGTTGTTTTTGTGGTAGTCGTAATGGCTCTTATTTGGATTCTCTGGCACATTAGTGAAGGCGAGTATAAGAAGGCGATTATTACGTCTATATTCGCGGTAATTCTTACTATTATCATGCTCACTGGAATAGTAATCGCATTTTAAGGAGGAATTAGCGTGAGTAATAATGTTGATCACCCGGCTCATTATGCCGGGCATGATGGCGTGAATTTTGAGTGTATCGAGCTGGCCGAATGGCAGACGTTCAGCGTCGGTAATGCGATGAAGTATCTTTGGCGTTTCCGGTGCAAGGGGAAGCCTCTAGAGGACTTGCAGAAGGCGAGATGGTATGCACAGCGTGCGGCAATGCTGGGGCAAGGCGTGGCACAAGCAAGCATGACATGCTCGAATATCCTGAAATTGTTGATTGCTCACACAACGGGATTCGAGCGTGTCGCGTGGGAGGCGCTTAGGGTGAATGACTGGCACATGTGCATCGAGGCGCTTGATCGAATGATTGAAAGGCTTGAAAATGGCGAGGAAGCATAGAATCCGGGAGACTCCGCATGACACGAAGTCGAGAACCTACCGGCTTGTCGCGCATTATCTCGGTATTGGTATCAAGCCGGAAACCGTTGCTAAGGTGATGGGCGTGGGCGTGGAATATGTTCTTGGCGTTGAGGAGTATGAATCTCGATATCGTGTTTGACGATTCTTCGGCGTGTCGCTCCACTGATAGGTGTATAGTAGGAATTACAAACAAGGAAACGACCTAGAAAGGAACCGACATGACCACCGAAATCAACACTTGTACCGCAATGGGATGGCTTGATGACTACTACGCTGACGTGCCCGGCATCTGGGCGCAATTCAACATAGAAGATGCCGCCGAATCCCTCGTAGAGAACACTCTCGACCTCAGGGCTTACGAAGATGAAAACTTCAGTTACGACGATTTCACCCGCCTCGACCTGATGTGCATCATGGCAGACGCGAGAATGTGACCATGAGCCAACCATACGACCTAGTGGAGCTTGCCGAAGCACTCGAAGCCTACAGCAAGCCCCACGTCGGCTCAGCATGGGGCAAAACCATAGCCGAAGACAACGGGCTACCCATGACCACGCCACGACAAGAACAAATCATCAAATGGTGGTACACACAGAAAGGCAAGAATAATGGCAACTAACGTGACTGAAAAAGACAAGACACTCAACGAAATCATCGCAGACAACTACGGCAGCGACGCCGTTTACGACCGATTGCAGGGGCAGGTGGACGCATACGAGGGCATCGCGCTCAAGTGCATCAATCTGTGCAGGGAGGCGACTGATGATGCCAACTAACGTGACGCAGAAGGATAAGACCTTGCAAGAGGTCATCGACTGGTGTGAAAACGAGCGAAGAGATATCGCAACATACATCAATCAGGCGTATTGGCTTGACGCTGGTGGTAGGAAATTCAACAGCGGAAAGGAACAAGCATTAGACGATGTGATCAAACATTGCAAGGACATGCTCGGCTATGTCGGCTCCATGCCCACGGAAGTACCTAATCAAGCGGAGGACGCAAAATGAAACAAGAATACGATGTAATCAACGATGAATCAAAAGTCAGCATTGTCGTAGGAGTCGCATTACGCGAAGGCAACCAAGTGATTCCCGAGACTTTCAACCCGGTGGCGCTCACAAAATTCGAACATATTATCGGGAATAAAGGCGCGATGAGCGTGCATATCAAGCCGCAACAACCAAGCGCATACAGTGTCATAGCCGAATATCTTCGAGTGATTGCTGACGATTTGGAGAAAGAAGCGAAGGACGCGAAATGACAGCAAAGGAAATCACGTTTACCGGGACGCTTGAAGAGGTAAACAGAGCATGGCATGAGCAACGCGATAAAGGCGTAGGCGGCTCAGACGTGGGCGTAATCATTGGAGTCAATCACTGGAAGACTGTCGAGCAGTTGTGGGCGGAGAAGACCGGACGTGTCAAGCCGGAGGACATCAGCCATAAGCCTTGCGTAATCCTCGGCAATGCGCTCGAACCTGCACTACGCAAAGAGTACGCCTATCGACACCCTGACGTGCAAGTGGAGGAACCACTGTACATGCTACAAGACAGCGAGAAACCTTGGCGGCAAGCATCACTAGACGGAATCATCACCTGCGCGGACGGTATGGAGGAAGTCTTGGAAATCAAGACGGTAGGAGGATTTAACGCACATGCGTGGGATATGGGCGGCGTACCCGAAAGCTATGCGTGCCAAGTCCTGCACTATATGGCAGTGAGCGGATACCGGCGAGCGCGGCTTATCGCCATGATAGGGAATTCCCGGATTCTTGAGCGTACCGTAGAACGCGACGAATACCTGATTGACTTGATTGAGAGTGAAGTCGATGAATTCTGGGATAGCGTACAGAAGGATAAGCAACCACTGAGACGCAATCCTACCGACGATTTCCTAGAACGCTTACACAACATCTGCTATGACCCTGAAGAAATACCACTATTTTAGAAGAAGAACACGATGAAAAAAGTATTAAAAGACATGATAATAAACTGGCATGAACGCGGATACAACATCTCCGAGATCACTCCACTCATACCCCAGTGCAACACACAAGAAGTCATGTTGATAATCGACGAGTATGAGAAGAGCAAGAAAGCGAATGCTTGACATTGGAATCGCATTTATCCTCATTGCACTGACCATCATCATCGCATACTTGGGGAGGTAATCATGGGTAAGAATAGGACAAAAAACGTGGCACGATACCACAAGAAAAACGGCAAGCAGTATCATCTTTGGCTCCACCGCGAGAATGACGCGGATATCATCAAGCGCTTGGATAGCGTGGAAAACAAACAAGGCTTCATTAAGGCGCTGATTAGAGCCGATATCAAGCGTGGGCATCAAGAATGAAGGAAGGGCACGACCAAAAAGCCGTGCCCTTATCCGAACCAATCGAAAGGAATACCCACAAAATGAGTACAAGGCAATCATAACACAAGAAAAGTCCCATAATTCCCGCTGTTATCACGATATAATCGCAATAGAGAAATTGCGAGTGATTAGAGGCTGAAAAATGGGATTGTCGACTGAAGTCATTGTCGCCATTGTCACGAGCGGGTGCGCGGCAATATCAAGTATCTTCGTCGCAATCATAACCTACGTTGGCAATAGCAGGGCGAAGCAACGCGAAACACAGGACGCACAATATCGGGCACAGCAAGCGATAATCGACGCGAGACGCGACCAACAACATCAAGAGCGGCAATGCTTATACAATGCCATGCTGAAAGGCATCAACGCCGGACTATCAGCAAACGAAATCACCTTATTAGCGCTGAAACATGAGAAAATCAACGGCAACTGTACAGCCGCATTGGAGCAAGTGCAGGAAGCACGGCACGAGCTTGAAGCAACCACGCGGAAAGCCGTAGTCAACCTATCCAACTGACGTAAAATAAACACTGTACACCGTAATATGAAAGGACACGCCATGAGCGGCATCATCATCACAAGCATCATCTGTGCAACGCTTATTATCCTCAGCATCATCGCAAAACACTGAAAGCGAGGGAAGACAATGGAAGATAAAACCTATTTTCTGCCATCTAAAGCGTATGAGTGGCTCAAATGGCTGGGCTTGATTGCATTCCCAGCACTCGCCACATTTATCGGCGTAATCGGCTCCGTATGGGGCTGGCATGATACTGACGCAATCGTAGCCACCATCAATGCTATCGGCGTGCTAATCGGCGCATTGATCGGCGTATCACACGCCACAGCCAAAACCGACGAAACCAAGTAGACACGCCGAACATTAAAAAAGCTCCCACCACAACACCATGTGCTATGATGGGAGCCATACGCTTAAACAAAGCTAGTATACCACACATACTAGGTACGGAGGTACGAAAACTCCCTAGCAATATCCCACGCTTGGATAACGGGACGGTGACTAACACTCACCGATACGCACGTTAGAGGTGCATGTCCAACCGACCCAACAGGCGGCAGCGGAATAACCGGGGTGCCGACACTGCCACTCAACAATGAGTAAATGCGACCTGCTGGGGTATGCCGCACCAATGTTAGTAACGCAACATTCTTACGATCGATGCCGGGCGAACGAACGACCGACGGAAACAGCAGTAAGCCTTAACCTGAAGCACTTAAACTTCAGCTCTTAAGGCTTACTCTCTCAACCAGAGTTCACTCACTCCCTCAAGAAACAGATTATGATGATGTTAGATATGGAGGTGATAGTCATGCTCAAGGCTTGCGGCTGGTGTGGTAGGATACACGATATCAACACGACATGTCCACGCAAACCCACGCAGAAGGGACGCAAATACGAGCATAGGACGGACGCTGACAAGCTACGCAACACGTACAGGTGGAGACGCAAGCGAGAACAAATCAAGCAAGACGCACACTACCTATGCGAAGTATGCGCAGACCAAGGGCACATCACCACAAGCCACCTAGAAGTCCACCATATAGTCAAGCTCAACACCAACCCAGACCTACTCACCGATGATGACAACCTAGTCTGCCTATGCACCACGCATCACAAGCAAGCAGACGCAGGAGAAATAGACGCAATCTACCTCAAACAACTCGCAAAAAAACGACACGCCGACACTTGACAAAACACTCCCCCCGTGGCAGAAGCCGCTCTTTCAGAACGCTCCCCGACAC